CTTGCGAAATTCTGTGGATTTAATTCTAATACTTTTGCCATTATCTTATTGTATAGGTTTTAATTATTGAATCTAAAGCAGCGTAGCTTGTTGCCTTACTGTCAAATTCAGTTACATCATCATCAATCGTATTGTTTCTTGTTTTTCCATCCATCCAAGATGTTATGTTCCTAGAAGAATAACTAATCTCACTCATAGTAGGTAAATCAGCAGCATCAAATACACCTCCAATATAAACATTATCAATCTTAACAAGTATGTCTGTTCCGTTTTTGACTACTTTTATATTTTTTAATATAGTATTGTCCGAATGGTCAAACGTAATGTTCGCTATTGTAACACCATTATCATAAAATCGAACATATATCCTATTATCAGGAAGAGAAGCATAACCAATAGAAACATTTGAAGTTCCTGTATTTGACATTGCTACCTTTCTATCCGTTCCTGCCGTGTTACTTGTAGCAGCTAACTCTATTTCCCAAACCATTTGATTAGGATTTATAGTTAAAGGGGATGCACTATAAGCTCTTTCAGATAGTGAGTTGTCTAATAACAATACAGGACAACCATCATCACTATAATCAATTCTAGGAACGTTTGTCGCCATGCTTTCTGTATCTCCATTTTCATCTGTTCTATCAGCAGCAGCAGGTCTTGAAAATGTAAAATCTCCATTACCATCATTAGGTATAAGAGAATATGTTTTACCAACTTTATACGCACTTGGTATGTATGCAAATATTTTACTCATAATATTTTAGTTTAATCCGTTACTAACACAAACAATAGCCTCAACAATTCCACCATCAAGTATAACTCTATTCTCAAACTCTATAGCTACATTACTAATACCTTTTATATTAGTACCTCCACTCCATGATTCATCATATATAGAACCATAACCATTTGTTGAATTAGCAGCTCCTTGACCGAATCCTATGGTGTTATTTACGTGTGCTTGACCCCATCCGTTTGTTATTGCCATTTTCTATTTTTTTAAGAAATGTTTTAAGTTTCTGTTCGTTTACTTGCTTTGGTTTGTACTGTCTTACCTTAGATTCCATGGAGTGTATGTTACTTGTTTGTCTGGGTGTATATCATCATCTGTGTTGTCATAGTACTCTGGAAATCTAGTTTTAGTTCCTGATGTACATAAGTAATCAATAAGCCTATTAGAGTAATAATCTGCATAAGACTTATGTTTGCTAACAATCAAGTCTATTTCTTCCTTGCTAACTGTCTCTGATGTTTCAATAGAATGTTTATAAACTCCTGCATTACTTATGCTATATGCTGCAAACGCTAGGTATTCCACCATTCCAAAATGTATAAGCAAAGGCTTAATGTAATCATCAACTAGGTTCTTGTAATCTCCGCTTGGCATAACACCACTACCATCAATTATCAAAGTCTCTATCTTTTCATACAAACTAGTACCTAATAGATTCTGTATATGAATCTCTTGAGCTATTTGTACATATTGTAGGAACTTATTAGAATCAACACTTCCCGATAAAGAAGTGTTCTTTGTAATATCATCCCTTTTTATGAATAGTGCTTTTGCCATTATATATCTTCTTCTGTTACGTTACCTGTGTCTACATTATCAGATTTCTGACCTGTTTGTTGCTCTATCTCTTCCTCTGTGATAGCATTCTCTAAATTAGTAAATTCAAGAGGTTGTAAGGTCTTAAAATATAATTCTACATCATTATATCCATTATACTCTAATACCTTCTCAAAAGCGTCTAAAATAGTGTTCTGATAAGGTCTAATAACAATGTTATCCATCAAGGTTGATGCAGTCTGTAATTCCTCTGCGTTATTACCAAGTCCTGTTTGTTCTTTAATACCAACAATCATACCCGATACAATCCTATGAGAAACCATAATCTTGTTTCTTGATTCGTCTGCTAAGAATTGGTATTGTTCAGCAGCATCAGATAGTATAACAGGCTCTATGCTTGCTGCTAGTTCTTTACTATCGTTAAACGCTAATATAAACTTACCACTGTTACTCGTTCCTCCAAACTTCTCTTGTATGTTCTTTTCAATAATTCGTCTATCTTCCTCAGAAGGTACACCGTTATTGAAGTTAATTAACATACTTGGAGATAAGCCATTTTTTATATTACTCAAGTGATAGTTTGCAATCTCTTCTTCTAATTCAGCATAAGGAACACCTCCTTGATATGCCACAGGAGAATAATAGAAGTAACCTGCCTTGTAAGGCTTTATAAATAGTATCTCTACTTGTTTCTTGTTTCCGTAACCAAATGCAGGGTATCTCTTAGGTTTGTTAGATCCTGTCTTTGTAGCTTTACTCCAATCAGGCGAATAGTAGTAACCTTTTATAACTCCATCCTTTGCTTTTTCTGCTCTCAAAGTTTCAACAGGCATATGCACAAGTGGCATAATCTTACTGCCTCCCTTTGAATATATCACCTGAAATGCACCACCTCCAAGAGTATAAGAGTCATTTGTACCTCTATGCACATCCTCTTTAGGAAATAATTCTTTAACTACTTTTGATAACTCAGAATCCTCTTCATCAATAACAGCAAGTCCTTTACCATATATCATTTCAACAATACCATTTATAGAAGCATTGTTTGTAGGACTTCCGTTGTATCTATCTATAAGATATTGGTAGTAGTCGTTATCTTCTCCGTACTCAATCCAATCCTCACCATACACCTCAACAACCTCTGGTCTTGTGTGAGACGACATTTCAACAACATGAATCTTTCCTTTATCAGCTTTTAACTGTGGTTTATTTCTTCTACTCATATCTAATCTTTAACAACAACGTATCCGTTATCTGATGTTTGTGCTTGTACGTATTCTCCTTTTTGAATATTGTACCTATCATATTCTGATTGATCTGTACATAGGATAGTATCTCTGTATATTACATAGTATTCATTACCATCGTTATACAAGTAAGTATCAACACATGATGCAGCCTCAAGAGTACCGAAATCTATATTTACTCTATCTTCAAAATCTACTATATTAGAGATTACTGTTAAGCTATATCTGTATGCCTCATTCATGTTAAATACTGCTGTAACAACAGTATAACCATCTTCAAGACTAAATGTAGCCTCAACAACTTCTGTCTCTCTTGTGTTTTTATTGAATACAAGTAATCTACCTGCCGAAACGTTATACCTTGGTATAAATGTTATCGTTTGTTCTTGTATAGACGTTGTAAGTACTTTCATATGAATAATTAACTAGCTGAAATATCTATGTTTCAAACACAAAAAATAGGGAAGCCGAAGCCTCCCTATTAAATTAAATTTTTAAAAAAAAATTAGTACCTATGCTGGGTCTCTTTGAGTACCTGCTGTAGCAGTTCCTGAGATAGCAGCTAAAAACCCACCTACGTTTAATGAAGGGTCAACAAAGTTAGCATATGCAATTTCATTACCTGTTAAGCCTAAAGTATAACCATTAAGGTCTCCCATTGCTCTTCCTGTTACTGCCGTTCCTTCTGTTACGTCAGCACCGTTCTCAAGTCCAACAACCATTACGTTTCCTTTGTAATCTTCTACGAATACATGAGGTCTACCGTAAGCCATTAACTTTAGTTCTTTATTATCTTCTTTAGTCAGTTTAGTGAATGTAGCATTCAATACCTGTTCGTAGTAAGTAGTACCATTCTCGTTAGAAGAGTTTACGTTTTGAGTTAAATCAGAATTTCCTTTTACGTCATATTCGTAATAGTTAAAAACTCCATCAATCTCAGTAATTTCATCATCTGTTAAAGTTACATTTCCTAAATCTCCAAAGTCAACGAAGTATAATTTTCTGATACCACCAACAGCATCTTTACAAGGTTTAAGTCTACCTCCTGTTAAAATACAAGCCATATTATATTGTGTTTAAATAAAAAAGGGTAGGCAGAACCCACCCTTCTTTATGATTATTATTAATTTATATTACTTTACTCCGTAAGTTACGATTTCTTCTGGAATACCGTAGTTTACAGTAGCAGTCCATCTCATACCGATACGAACATTTTGAGATAAATCAATATCCTCCATGTCAATAACCTTCAACTCAGTTTGGTTATCCATTAAACCTGTACCAAACCATAAGTTAGAACTTCTTGCAAAAATCATTTTGTTTGATGGAAGTCCATTAGCTACAAATAACTTGAATCCTTCAAAGACAACAGGTGCAATAGTTTGGTTAGAACCTCTATCTTCAAAACCTGCTGCTCCTAATCCTGCTGCTCCAAAACCACCTAAAGAACGGATATAAGCTCTATAAACGTTTTGAGGAATATAGATATAAGCATCTTCTTTAGAAATGATAGCTTCATTAGAAGAAACTGCTAAGTCAATAATCTTACCTAATTCAGTAATAACATTTGTAGAATCAATAGTAGTTCCTGTAACATTGTTTGTTACAGCTGCATCTGCTACCATAAGAGTAATTAAACCATCGTATTCTCCTGCGTTTCCAACATCACCATTCCATAAAATTCTTTCGTTTTCTTCTGCTACTTGTGCAATGATTCTTGCTACAAGGAAAGTTTGAAAGTCTGGAGGTAAGTTATCCCATGCAGAATATCCCATAGAGATTGCTTCCCAATCACTTCTAAAGTCTTTCTTACATAATTGCATGTTTACTTGGTACTCAGAAGGCTCTAAGTATCTTTCAGTTAATACCACTGCTCCTGTTGCATCAAAATCACAAGAACCCTCAGCGATAAGACCTGTAACAGCCATTTGCTTGATAACTTCTTTGTATTTGATGTTTTGATTTACCATTACACCACCGTTTGCGATAGTGTTTGCAGATAAAAGAGCTGTAGCAATATACCCTCTTTTTTTCTCACCTGCGTAAGTAGTTGTAATTGTTGTTGTAGTTGCCATATTCTATTAGTTAAATTTATTCATTTCACCAAGCACTTTATCAATGTATTGTACTGGTCTGTTGTGTCCGTAACTTCTTCCTTGTGGTGCTTTATCTTCTGACTCTGGTGAGTGTACGATTGCATCCGTTGCAGGTTGTGCTGATAGTTCAGCTACCTCTTTTGATAATTCAGCTTTTTCAGATTTCATTGCTTCTATAGCATCTTTTAAAACACTTGTAAGTTCTGTTTGAAATTTTGTAAACTCTTCTTTTGTAATGTAAGAAGGCTCTTCTGCTGATAATTCTGTCTGTACAGGCTCTTCAATAGTAGCCTCCTCTTTTGGTGCTGTTTCAACAGTTTCCTCAACAGTATCTTCTGCTGACAATTCCGTTTCAACAACAACATCTTCTGCTTTCGCTTCGCTTCCTGTAAGTCCTGACAAAAATGCCTTGAACTGAGATAAAGCGTCTTTTGCTTCAACTTGTTTATCCATGAAAATATTTTATTGATTAATATATAAATAATTAACTAGAACTAGTTACCTGTTCCATTTTCAGCTATCCTAGTAGTCGTTCTAACGCTCTGTTGACGTGTTATAAGGCTGTCTCCTTGGTCTTCTAATGATCCTATCCCTTGGTTAATAGTTTCTCCGTTACAACACTTCCTAGAGTATCTTCCATCCTTGCAAAGGCAAGCTCTTTTTCCTGATATTGGTGATGTACTTTTCATTATAGTTTTTTTAATGCGTTATCTACTTCTTCTTCAATAGCTCTTAATAGTGCCATATCAGAGTTTTCTGTTTTTTCTCCGCTAAACATACCCTCAATAGAAAATCCTTTAACATGTCCTGTTTTAGCCATATCCCATGTTTTATCATCTGTAATTTTCATTGATACCATCCATGTTCCAACAGGATGATTAAGACCAAACTTTCTTGACTTGTCATGAACCTCATCTTCTATTATCCAAGATTCTGTAACAGTATTACCACTAAGAGATACTTCATGTTCTAGTGTAGAGTTGTTTTGATTGCCCTTCTCTAAAAACATTTGAGATGCTCTACTTACAGTCTCTTTTGGGAATCTGATGTTGTAGTAGCTACCATCTTCTCTTTTTCTTAGTATCTTTTTATCAGGAATTAGTACTGCTCCCATAAAGATTCTTCTATCTTCATCGATAGCAGTAAGTTTAACTTCTTCTTCTTTTGATAATGCAACTGCTTCTGCTTCTATTGCAGGAGTATCAGTTAATGATATTGCACTTACAATACCACTCCATTCAGTTGATTCATCAATTACCATGTCTATTGTTTCCATATATTTATATTTATAATTCTGCGTTACTTCTATTGTTTCTATCTAGTGCTTGTTGCGTTGTTACATCTGATGCTACTACAAATGCTTTTACAGGTTGTTTCTCTGTGCTTCCAATAGCATCTGCAAGTTGATTAACTCCTGTGCTACCTACTATATTAAAGTCTGGTGGTTGTACTGTTGTTGAGCCTCCACCTCCTGATGAACCTCCTCCTGAGTTACTTATAGCGTTGAGGCTTGATACAGCACCTGCTGTTATCGCTGCTATAATTAATCCTGCTCCAACCTTTGTTTTTGTAACTCCTTTTCTATATAGTGCTGTATTGGCTTTTATCTCTAAAGCAGCCTTTATTGAACCAGCTGGTATCGCAGCATACTTAGCTGCTATTAATTGATTAGCTGTTGATGCAGCAGCGGTTTGAATACCTATACTTTTTGCCGCTTCTGTTACAACTCCTGCTATGGCTGTTCCTTTCTCTAATATCAGCTGAGCTTTTTGCCACTCCTTGTTCTTGTTTCCTATTGCTTGAAGAACACCAGATGTTTGGCTAATAAAGCCTATGTACTCTTGCTGCACACGAAACCTTTCTTCAATCATTGCTACATCGAAGTCTAAATCTTCTTGTGCTTTCTGCTGAGACCATAAAGACTTTTGTGTTTCTAAATCTCTTCTTTTATCTTCTGTTAAGGTGTCTAATGCAAGTTCTTCATTTGCTCTTGCTACCTTGTTATCATATCTTATCTGAGCAAGTTCTTCTTCTGCTAGAATTTTTTGCATTCCCTCAGACATAAGATTAGCAATCAGTCCAAGCTCTCCTTCTTCTACTGAATCGTCTCTTCTTCTTTGGTTTAATTCATCTAGCCTCTGTTTGTTTAATATCCTAGCATTAGTAACCTTAGTTATTGATTCTATTACTTTATCAGCTTCTTTATCAGCAAGTTCTATTGTTCTTGCAGAGGTTTCTTCTGCTTCTTCTATTGCTTTATCTATTCTATCCTTCTCGGCTTGTGTTATTTCTTTTCTTTCTCTGTCAATCTTTTTTTGAGCTATAAAGTTTTCTAGCCTTAGTTCCTCTCTCTTTTTAAATTCATCTGTTTTTATTTTTATTGTTCTAATACTTGAGTCTCGCTCGTCTTTTATTATTTTTTCATTACTTCTAACTGTCAATTTTAACA